GAGACGTTTGCGCTTAGCGAGCAGACTCCTATCGAGATTCAAGTTTACGTGGTACAGGCGTAAGCAGGATCTCAGAAGTGTTTTCAATGGGTTGGATCTAATGCATAATCACGCACAACAGAACCATACTCATGGAAGGGCAGCTGCCATCAGAAATGATGCCAGCGACTTTGCTGATCGATACAGTGAATTGTTAGGACTTGGATTAGTCTTCTATCAGGGATCTGCATCGGATGTCAGGAAAGGGAGAATGTACTCAAGGTCTTATTATTGGGCGAAAGACACGGATGTGAAAGAGAAGTCATTTAAACCAAAGTCGGATGATATGGTTTATATGGGAGATGTTGATTATTATATTAACATGCCTCAGTTTTTGGCTGAACGTTTTCACCCGGTGTTGATCAGCACAATGCAGCCTGACAGTGCTGGAAAACAAACGGAAGATTACCAGTATAGGTGGTTGGATGATAATGAAATATTATATAAAGTTTCTGGAGGAAAACCGTATCAACACAAGATTTGGGCTTATAATGATGATAATTTTGTTGTCTATAATACTTTTCTAGGCATAAAATTATCAGCCTCTCATTATATGCTTGATCGTAAGTATATGGATCCAGACCACCAATTAATATTAATGACTCCTTCCACTAAATGGCTATTCCCATTTTCGTATGTAGTATCGTGGTTCCTATCACACCCAGTATTGAACAGACTTGAACCAGTATGTGGAGAGTTTGTTCGATTAGAGGTATTTGAGAAGAACATGAGACTGCGGAAAGATATTTCCGGCACTTCTAGGACTTTGGTAAGTACGGGCCGTGTTAATGAGGTATTATCATGTACTATTGGCGTAGAGACGGACAATGCTATCTCGTCGAGATGCAGAACTACCAAGCCAACTTTGGCTATGGTTGAATCATGCGTTAATATTTATGAGAAACCTAAACAGGGCACAAGGGTTAAGGGCTTGGAAGTATTGCTTGAATGGCATTTACTACAAGTTTCATTTCATGCACCTATGGTATATAATGCACCTTCATTCGTGCAGAGGTACCAGTTTCAACCATTTGATTTTGATGCAAAACCAACAATGCAATCGTTCATGAACCCATTATTAGATGGTGCTTATGCTCCGGATGCAACTGTAAGTAATGAGAAGAGGTCAATTAAGGGAAGACTGGAAAAACCGCAAGCTGAATTGAAGAATATCACTATAACAAAATATTTGTATGATGAGATGAGGCAATTTGCAAAAATGATCTTTAGGGATCATGCTCATACATTAGTACCTGTGGATGAAATGGAGGTCTTCAATAGGCAAGATAGACCCACCCAACGCAGAATATTAGAGGAGGCTGGATACCTCTTACCTAA